ACAGATCAGGGCATTGTCAACTTCGCCTTCCTTCTGGAATACATCACCTCCATGATCTCAGCCGCAAGCGTGGCTACCATCGCCTTCACGGAGATCTGCATCCAGGGCGGTGCAGATGCCCAGCAGTGGCTGTTGAAGAAATTCCACTGGGCGAATCTATTAAGCGAGGACGATGACGAGAACCTGGCACCTCAATATGACCTCTATACATGTCTTCAGGATATGTGTAACTTCTGGGGATGGCAGGCACGCACCGAAGGAACGCGACTGTACCTGATGTGCCAGGACGATGAGACGGAGCAGACCATTCTGACGCTGACGCCTGAAGAACTTCTGACGATGGCATCCGGAACTGCTGCAGGAACCGTAAGCAGCGACGCTTTCATCCGTCAGGATCTCGCAGGTAACATTTTTGCATCTGCAGACAATGACGATATGTGGATTACAGGACCGTCAGAGGTGACAGTCGGTGCAGACTGCAATGAGCAGAGTTCTGCTGCAGAGTTTGCGCCACCTACTGTCAGGAAACAGATGGAAGACGCCGGCAACTATTCATGGGTGGCAGGTTCTGAAGAACTGACAGGATACTTTACCACGCCGATGATCAATAGCTTTACAAGCAATATCCTGGACGGATCCGTATCAGGCAGTCTATGGGCAGGCTTCTGTCGCCGTCAGATTTACTCTTCTAAAGAACAGACAAACCCGACAAAGATTGACGCATTCGTCTTCGCATCAGACGTGGAGCCAGTCGTACCGATCATCAGCCTTCAGACCAAGCGAATGATGTCGCTTTCAGACGGCACATTAAAATTCAGCGGCTCGGTTTGGAATGGTAATGGATGGCAACAATGGGACTCAGAAAACGACGACGATTATATCAAGGTCCGAATTGGAATTGGACCGACCAAGCAAACCGCCAAGTGGTTTTATCTGGAGTGCAGTCAGCAAGGAGTCATCTCTCACGGATGGAGCTCTACAATAAAAGAGTGCAAACTGACCGTCGGAACGGGCGACATAAAAGGTATGCTCATGCCTTATGACACTCAGACTGGACTTCTGCTCTATGCCGTAACAACTTTCGACGGCATCCCGACAGATCCTGGCATGTACGGCTACGTATTTGTGGATTTCCTTGGAATCTATTACGATGCCGCTGTCTACCCTGGAACGGGCACTCCCGGCGGTCGTTATGTCGTCGGTAACTTCAAGATCGAGTTCAGCCGTGAAAAAGTTTTCATTCCAGCCAATACGCAGGACACAACACGTCCACGCGAAATGAAAAAAGACCGCATATCGTCGATAGACTATACCGCCATCAACGGCAACGCCGTAAAGAACGAGTGGAACGCTGATCTGGTATATGCATCCGACAATAACATGAAGTACGGATACGGTCTGGTAATGAATCCCAACTATGAATATATGGCATACGCATACTATGGCGAATCCATTCAGCATCCGGAGCAGCATTTTGCGGATCGTATCGCAAATTTCTGGAACGCCTCACGCAGAGTCATCACAGCAGACCTGCAGACAAATGCTGTCGAGAACGCTGCACCTATCACACCGCGCCAGCATCTCGTATTAGGAGCACTGCACTACAGAACACTCGCCATCAGCCACCAGTGGCGTGACGACGTGACCACGGTTAAGATGATACAGTCATTAATAACGATCGAAGACGAAGAGGAATAATTTATGGAACATCTATCGAGAGAAGCAATACTAAGAATGGTCGGACTGCATGATGCTGCCAACTTCAACCGACTGCTGAACTCCATCCAGCTTTCTATCGAGGAAGAGAAGGGCCAGATGGTGACCTACTGGACTGAGATCAGGAAGAGTGAGCGCGAAGTTTCACTCATCGCCGGACGTATGGATGCTGCAGAGACCTCTATCGGACAGCTGCAGGTGACCGCCAGCCAGCTGACCGCCAGCGTCAGTTCACTCACCACCACCGTCAACGGTCATACTACCAGCATCGGGCAGTTGCAGATCACAGCCAACAGCCTGACGGCCTCGGTGAGCTCCATCAGCGACACCGTAAACGGTCATACCACCAAGATCGCAGCCCTGGAAATTACCGAATCGAGCATCAGCAACCGCGTAACGGTTATAGAGGGAGACTACGTTAAGGAGGCTGAAATCTCGCTGATGGTGAAGAAAGACGGAAACGGTTATATATCAAACGCCAGCATCAAGGCTGATAATATCGACTTCACCTTCACCCGCGCCACCAACTTCATATCAGGCGGTCAGACCGTGATGAGTATCAACTCCAGCGGCGACCTGTGGATTCTCGGAGAGTACAAAGGCGGTTCGATTACAGGACAAATCACCGTCGGAACAGGCACCAATAAGATGTATATTCAGCCCAATGCAAGCAATGGTGCTGATTTGGTTGGTTATAGTGGATCTACTGAAGTGCTCAAACTCGGATTTGTGGCAGGTGAGGGTACATGGACATCTATCACACCATCGTTGGAAATGAAATATTATGCGATGAGTAGTCTGAATTTTACAGCCACACTGAAACCTTATTATTTAATCATCAAGAATAACACAAGCGGGTTAGAGGCAAGTATAATGGCAGACAGAATCTCCATAGATGGTGATATACGTGCGACATCTTTCGCCATAAAATCAGGTAGCACGATATATACGGGTGTCAATCGAACAGTAACCATTGGATCGACAACGCTTACCATTAAAGGCGGAATTATAACAGACGTATCATAACATTATTCACAATAAAATAAAAAGGAACTATGGACCAGAAAGAAGAAACAAAGTTTTTCGACTTTACAGCAGTCGAGATGGAGATCAGGTTTGACGAGATGATGAAGGTTGACATCTCGAAGACTCTCGGTAACACTATTCACATGAACACTGGAGACATTGGATTGGATGAAGTTGCCCGTACCATCTATAAAGAAGGCAAAGCAGCCATTCCCGTTCAGTACATCCCTGCCATCGTGGAGATCTTAAAGATGCCAAACTCACTGATGGCTGCAGGCGGAAAAGTTGCTCTCATTAAAATGTTTAATCAATAAAGCAAAATTATGAAGATGAAAAGTTTATTCGGATTTATCGTGATCTGCCTCTGGCTGCTCGGAGCCCTCGGAGGTGTCGGCTATTCTATCTACTGCGAGGCTTGGGTGATAGCCGTTGGTGTGTTGGCGAATGCTGTCTTGGCATTCTTCAAGGTGAAGGAAATCTATAAGGATACATTCTAAAAATTGGAACTATGGCAACAATCGACTTTTCAAAGATCACCGTGCAGACGGTGGACGGTGGAACAGAGGCAAAGGACTACCGGGAATATATTGGCCGACAGCTCTACAACCAGAGCCATGACGAGACAGGCTTCAACCTCGCCAAGAAGATCTTCGGATCCAAGGGCGCCATCAAGCTGAACGACGATGAATGTAACATCATCAGAACCCTCATTGCGCCGATGCCGTATTTCATGCGCTCGGCAATAGAAAACCACCTTAATGGATAATTAATAATTGTATTTGTCTGGGAGCACAGCGGTGCTCCCTTTTATTTTTGGTAAACCATAAACCCTTTTTTGTCAGGATGGTAGAAGAAGACAAAAAAGAACGTATCAATATGCAAGAAAAAGAACAGCCTTTGAAATGGCTCACCCTTGACGCGATCCATCAGCACTGCAGGATAGACTTCAACTGCGAGGACGCAGAGCTTCTGCAGATGGGTATGGCTGCGGAGCAGTCCATCCTGGATCTCACACGGCGCACATTCGCCAACATTTTAGACACATACGGACGCATCCCAGATCCGCTTTTCAATGCATCCCTTCTGATGGTACAGAGTCTGTACAAGAACCGCGACGCTGAAGAGCAGCGCGACTCCAAGCAGATCGCCTTTGGACTGGAGTACATGGTGAAGAACTACATGTGCCTGACCCTGAACTCTCCGATTGTGAATGAGCGCGATGGGCTCACAGACAAGCTGACCGTCCTGATGACTGATTTCGATTTCGCATTCGGTGAAGTCGAGAACCCGGGCGAAGAGCAGATCGAGGCCTACGACACGCAGCGCCGAAACCTTGCTGCCCTATACAACCGATATGCCTTCATCGCAAAGCCAACTGACTACATCTGTCAGAAATACCGTGAGGCGATTGCAAAGGCGAAGGAAGAGTGCGACAGGATCATCAACCAGACAAACGCATAAGGCTATGGGATACTCAGCAGGATTCTTAAACCACAGAGTGCTGGTGCGCAACAAAAAGGAGTCTGAAGGCTTCGGAGGTACCACTGGCTATGAAGATGCAGGCTGTGTCTGGGCAAACGTCACCTGGTCAAAGGGCGTGAAGGCCCTGCATGAAGGTGCGCTGGACGCCTATGATACTGTGCTGATACGCATGCGGTGGAATACGCTGGTCAGACGTGACTCCCAACTGGTGTACGAAGGCGTAACCTATCAGATCATGAGCTTCCATGCAGACCGCCAGGACAACACCATCCAGATCACGGCGCAGGAGATCGTAAAGAACTAACCCCAGATAGATATGAAGAAAACTGTAGTTATCATCAATTTTAATACGCCTGAGATGACCGAAGCGGCAATCCTGTCGCTTCGGAAACATGGCGGAAAGGATTACCGTGTCGTCGTGTTCGACAACTCGACGGATGTATGCTACCCGCAGACGGCTACGATGGCGGAGATGAAGATCTGCGCCCGTCCGTTCACACGAAAGATGGATGACGTGGAAGTCATAGACAACACGAAAGGCCAGGTAATCGACATCGACGCGGAACTCTCCAAGTTCCCTGATAAGATGTTTCGGAGCCAGCAGTCGAACAACTACGGAAGTGCCCGCCACATTATTACCATTCAGGCACTCTTTGACCTGTTCCCCGACGGCTTCCTTCTGCTGGAGCCTGACGTACTTCTGAAAAAAAGCGTCGATTTCCTGTTCCAGCCCAGCAGATGTGCTGTCGGCTACATCCAGGAACATCAGCCGGGAAATCGTTTCGACATTCCGAGAATAGTGCCGATGCTGTGTTACATCAATCCTACACGATGCAAAGAGGCAGGCGTCAGGTACTACGATCCTGAACGTTGCTGGATGGTCAGAAGCGATGATGACGACCGACGCAACTGGTACGATACGGGCGCATCTTTCCTGGAGGACATCATCAACAATAAGCCGAAGAGCAGCGGCATCAAGCTGAGTCGTGATATATATATGTCGCTGATGGAGCACTACGGAAGCGGGTCATGGCGCCGTGACAAGACACGACGCGCAGACGATATATCGGCAGAGAGATGGCTGATGGACCACGCGGATCTCTGGATGCCGGACAAGAAGCAGCGCCCTGCATCCGACAAGGTGGCGATCTGTGCCATCGGTCGCCTGGAGAACCGCTATGCAAAAGAGTTCGTCGCACACCATCTGAAACTTGGGTTCGATAAGATCTATATCTACGACAACAACCATGAAGGCGAGGAACGCTTCGAGGACGTGCTGAAGAGTTACATCCAGAAAAAGAAGGTGGAGATCATCGACTGGCGAGGACGCGAGCACGACCAGTGCCACGCATACCGTGACTGCTATACCAGATTCGGAAAGGACTACCAGTGGATCGCCTTCTTTGACTTTGACGAGCACCTGAAGCTCGCTACGGCCAAGAGCATCAAAGACGTACTGAAGGACATCGACGCCGACTGCGTATGCCTGTCGTGGCGCACGATGAGCGACAACGGTCTGATAGAATACACCAACGAGAAACTGGAGAAACGTTTCACGAAGGCTGCGCCTGCAGGCACGAAGGACCACAACGGCATCATCGCCAACCATTTCCTGAAGTCCATTGTCCGTGGCGGTCTTCCCTGGATCTACTGGAAGCATCCGCATACACCCGTAATCAAAGGAACATATCTCTACATCGACGGAAAGACGAAACTCAACGGATCCGCATGCTACCCGAATCCGGACTACAGTGTGGCCAGACTGGACCACTACACCACAAAGACGATCTCCGAATGGATGGAGATCAAGGTGAAGCGCGGATTCGGATGCAAAGCCAGCAACACGGAGAAGCTGCGTCATAATCCCATCAATGTGTTCTTCTGCTATAACGAGAGGACGCTGATGCACGACGAATGGCTACGGATGAACGGATACCTGAAAAGTGAGTAAACCCGCGACATGATTTGCAACGATAAGAAAACGGAAAAGATATGAAGAATTTATTCGGATTTCTACCCACAGGCATGCTGCCTGTCTTCGAGAAGCGCGAGGTGACGCCTGCGCCAGGCATACCTGCTACCACAGACCCGAAGGCACAGAGCAACCAGATGCCGAAGGGCGCCGACTGGGAGGCGAATATCGTGCGCCCATACGGTCGGAGCTCACTTTTGATCCCTACCTGGACACGGTGTGTCACGCTCATCATGCAGACGATGGGGCAGATGGTGACACAGTATCAGCGTCTCAACGGCGAAGGCGGAAACTTCATCGAGGACCGATACGGGAAGAACGCCACCATTAACTATCTGCTGCAGGTACGCCCGAACCCGCTGATGACTGCCAGCCAGATGCAGGAGCAGATCGAGTACCGCAAGATCTATTACGGCAATGCCTATGTGTATATCGAGCGTAGTTGTGACGGCTACCCCGTGAACCTCTGGCTCTGTACCGGAGGCGGATATGACCCTTTGAGCAACAGATACAACCTGGTGTACAACTCGGATCGAGGCCCCAGGATGATGGTCGAATGCGACGCCCGGGACGTGCTTCATTTCAAAAACGTCTTCCTGACGGATGACATGTACATGGGCATCCCGACGATCGACTATGCATTCAAGACGCTCACCATCGCAGCCACCGGTGACGAACAGTCGCTGATGGATATGGCAAAGGGCGGTCGTCATAAGGTGCTGATCCAGGAAGAGAAGTCGCCCCAGGGCATCGGTCTGAAGGGCCGCGTATCGCCTGACGAACTTCGTAAGACTGCGCAGGTCTTCTCACAGGACTGGCAGACAAACGACGTCGTTGTGCTCGACAATGTGGCCGATGCGAAGATTATCTCTCAGACAGCCCAACAGCTGCAGCTCTTGGAGCAGCGCGGATATTCCGACGAGGCATTGTGCCGTCTGATGGGAGTGCCTAAGATCATTGCCATCGTAGGCGATGGTGGCGGAAATTACCGTATGCCGGAGCACGCCACGCAGGAGTTCCTGCTGCGTACCATCCAGCCCCGAATCCGTGAACACGAGGACGAATTTAACTCCAAACTGTTAGGACCTGGCGACTTCGGAAAGCGCCGGATCCATGTCTGCGAACTCGCCCTGAAGCGTCTCGACGCAAAAGGTCAGGCTGAGATCGACAAGCTGCACCTGGAGGCCGGATGGAGCGTCAACGAGCTGCGTAACCAGTACGATCTTCCTTCTATCCCTGAAGGCGATGCCCATTACGTCAGCACCAACCTGGCAGAAGTCGGAAGTGAGAAACTTCGCAGTAACGGAGGTGGCCGTCCGTCTGAAGATCCTGCAGTAAACCCGGATACGAAAAACGAATGAAGTATAGAACCAAATCCAACGAAGATATGAATGAAAAGAAGAGAGAAATCAGGACCATTGACTGCCAACTGTCCGTTAGAGAGCAGGAAGGCGGTCAGACGGGCGACTCTCGCACCATTACAGGCCGTGCCGTCGTTTTCAACGCTGAGAGCGAAGTTATCGACGACTGGGGAGAGCGATTCCGTGAAGTAATTCTGCCGGAGGCCGTCACGATGGAGTTCCTCAATACGCAGGATGTGAAAATGAACATGCTGCATGAGCGCG